ACGGAATCAGGCTGATATTTCCGGCAGTTTGACCAGCAATCGCATTGCTAACGTCAACGTGATCCCATGTAGTGCCGCTTGACACCAGCATGTCTGGTGGTGCCAGTGCAACTACAGGCGCCGGAGCTACGCCAGTACCTGAATCGGAAACGACAACGTAGTAGCTGAGGTTAGTGGCGCTGGCTGCTGGGAGCGCCGCTCCAATCGTCAGACCGATTGCAGAACCTTGAGTGGTTACTGAACGGACTGTATTAGTTGCTGCGTTATATGTGCCAGCATAAACAAGGTTGCCTGAGATAACAGTAATTGGCTGCCATGTGTTGCCATCGTACAAGTAAAGGTCTGCATTATTAGCATCAAAGAAAAACTCTCCCGTAAACTGTGGCGATGGGAATGTAACAATACCGCTAGTGCTGGTAGCACCACCAATCTGCACAGTTGAGTTGTTGGCTAATTTTGCACCCGTGATGCTATTGGTGCCGAACAGAGCAATGTCTAAAATTCCACTGGTAATCTTGGAAGCAGGCAAGCTGGGAATATCTGCTGCTGATAAAGTTGTGCCAGCAGTAATGTGCCCGGTGGTGGTAACAGTGACTTTGGTGTAGGTTCCAGCGGCGGCACCGCTCAATGTGTGCGTAAGGCTTCCACTTGTGACAGTCAGGTCACCGGCTGGGACAGAAACCGCACCCTTGGTTGTAGTCGTTGCGTTGGGAAGATCAGCAGCCACCAAAGCGGTTGCTGCCGTGATATGGCCACTGTTGTTAAATGTAATGCCGCTAACCGTTGCTCCGGTTACTGATGATGTATGGCTTAACGCACCAACACCACTGACGTTTAAGCCGGAAGCGCTTGGAACGCTGACGATACCAGCCGTTGTCGTGGTTGCTACGGGTAACGAACTTGCTGCAATTGCTGTTGTTGCAGTGATGTGGCCTTGCGTATCAAATGTGATTCCATTAAATGTGCCAGCAGTTACGCTATTGGCGTGGCCAATGGCGCCGCTAACTTTATTAAGTCCACGATCAAGGCTTGCCGTTGCAATTTTGGCAGCGGTTACGGTCCCATCGCTGAGCTTGGCGCCATCTACACCGCTAGCAATTTTTGCGCTTGTTACTGCCAGGTTGGCAATGGCTGCCGTATCGACTGCATCGTCGGCTAGTTCTGATGATCCAACGCTATTGGCGCCGAGCTGTGCGGCGTTGACGCTACTGGTGGCTAGTTTGCTGCCGTTGATACTGCCATCATCAATTATTGCAACGCCGTATTGAATTAGATCCTTGCTCGTCAGCTTTTTGGTTTCGCTGGCGGATACGTCAGCAACTGCCAGTAAGTCGGTTGCCGATAGGTCGGCACCAGCTAAGGCTGGTAACTGCGAAATCCTCAGATCAGCCATGACTTAACGCGTACCTAGTGAACACAGTCTATTAGACACCAATGGCTATGGGTTCTGTTCCAGTTCCACAAAGCCGGTGCCTTGACTGCTCTCCACCGATATCCTACCAAGATCTTCCTGTACAAGATAGTTGCTGACAGTCTTGACAAGTAGCTTGATCTCGCCAGTCGTTACGAACTGAATCGTTGATCGGACGGGTTCGGCTGGATCAAACGCCATCGCCACGTTGGTGATCAGCGCATTGAACTCGTACCAGACCTCGTCATCGGCATCGGCACCTGTACCACGGGTCACCAGGTACAGCTTGGCCTTGAACTCGCTGCCAAGTTGCTGGCGGATGATCAGCTGGTGCATGTAGACAGCCAGCTCTGGGTCGGTTAGTGCGCCGGTGTAGCTGGTGTTGGTGTAGTCAAAAAAGCATTGGATGCTCCCACTACCACTGATCAAAGTGCCGTATTGGCGCTTAAACTCATCACCAATTTCAGTAACATCTACCGCGTCGCGTGACGTATTCAATTCATAGTTTGTCACCTTAGCCATCAATCGGCCGATGGAGTTTGCAACTTGAATACGAATTGGGATATTCCGGCTTGGCGCAGATAGATCAACGCGGCCTGTTGAGCCACCTGCTACAGCATTGGAGAAACTGCTATAGAGACGAATGCCACCAACTTGATCGACGTTGATATACCACTTGCCGCTTGAATATGTCCTGCCTGTTACAAAATCCAGTGCTCCGTTATCAGTTGCTGTGATTTCCAGCTGGTCGCCGGTCAGCAGCATACCTTCTGCAAAATCAAAACTAAAACAATCCCTAGCAGCACTGACGTCACTGGGGTTTACAACGCTTGTAAACGATTCGTCGATGGAGCTGCGTGTTAACTCAACAGATCCTGTGTAGCCAAGATAGATAGACATCAGAGCACCACGCTGGTCACGTCACCGCAAACTTGGAACTGGAGCTGTGCTTGCATGACCTGGCCCACGGTCATTGCCAATTCTGCATTGGTAATCAGCGCCCTAAACGTAATACTCTTTGCACCAAATCCCAAAGTCATGGACACAATGTCAGCATCGCTTGGTGCGTCTGTTCTGATTACCTTGGATAACAAGCTCTTGGCTGAATCTTCGTACATCCATATTGAACAGTTGCCGTTTGCGCTTTTCAGTCCTGGTGTGTAACTGCGGGCAGCATCTTCAAGGCTTGTAATTTCTAGACTTTCAACTTGCGATGACAGACTCCAGCTGGCCACCTTGGCTAGCTTTGTACCCGCATAAGTGATCGAGCCGTCTTTGCCAGAGATGAAAGAAGCCATGATTTATTTTAGGGGTCAAGCTGACCAACTAGCCGTACCTGTACTGTACTCAATCCTGGTTTGACGCTTTCCACGCTTGGGGCCTCGGCATACCGCCAGCGCAAACCGCTGCCGCCCACTTCGCGTAGGTAATTGGCCATTGGTGCAGATGCACCAGCCGCACCATCGGATGTGGTGAAGCTGATCCAATCCGCTGATGGCATCAGCTGTTCGTAATTTGCCAGGATCGAAGCGGCTTGGGTATCGGTGATATTGCGAAAACCGAGGCTCATCTCTGCGTCACTGCGGCGGTTGCCGTACAGCACCCTGGTGGTCGTACCATTCAATGCCTTGAACTCAGACATCGGGTATTTGCCCGGTGAATAGGTGCGGGTATTGGGTTTGATGCTTGGGAATGCGATGGCCGCCATCAGTATGCCTCGACCACAAAATCACTTGAACTCCATTGTAAAACCTCCAGTTGGCCGCTGGTATTAACTGGCTGATAACTGCAAGCGATCTGCACAAAGCCTTCTTCGCCAATCGTGATCGATTCGACCTTGTAGACGCGGCTTGTGGTGGTGCTGTTTTTGATGGTGAAGACCACGCCACGCAGGCTGGTTTCTTGCGCCACGCCACTGGATACAGTCAGCGATGCTTCTTGCACTCCAACTGTGCCGGGTGTCCAGTACAGAATTGAGTAGCTGCCATCGGCCAGCGTGGTGGTGCTGGTGATGATGCCAACGTCATTGATGCTGCCGTTGTTGAACCGACTGGTATGCGTCACCTCTGACACAAGGCGGATGTACTCGCCGGGAGCCAGACCTAACGCTCCAGCAGGTGTGGTTTCAAATGTCAGACCGTGATCAACTAACTTGCGCAGCTTGAGTGCGTATTTGGCAAAGATCTCGGCGTGTTCAGCACTACAGCACCAGGCAGAGATGTCGAAACTTTCCTCTGGATCCAGTTCATTGCCGCCTAATGCGTCCGACAGTCGGACGGTGATTGTGCGATCCCGCGTAAAGCCGTTATCGATTTCATCGCGCAGTTTGACCACCGCCTTAAACAACTGGCGCTCCTCTGGACTTAGCCAGGTGACTTTTAGGTTGCGGATGTTGCCATCAGTAAACAGCGCTTTGATCTCTGGTGTGCCTTGGTAGTTGATTGTTCCGTCGCTGTTGTACGGAACAGAAGGTACCAGCGAAAACTTGCCGCCGAGGATGGTGAAGTCCAGCAGACAGTAACCTGCTGTTTCGTAGATCCATTCCCGTAGGTTTAACTTTTCAGTTATAACGCCATCCCAGTTGAACTCATTAGCGTAACAAAACTTTGCAGCCAGTTGCATCCTGTCACGATCAACAGCTGCGGCACCGATTACGTTGCCCGCACCAATCATCTTGTCTGTGAGCAGCGTGTAAGCAATTTCAGGGAAATTCTGAGTAGCGTTCAGACTGCCAAGGCCAACTGGGTTGCCTTGGTCATCGCATAAACGTTCCACCTCGATGCCGTTGCGAACGTAGGCGCTGAGCTGCTGGAACGATGACCACTCTTTGGTGGAGTTCAAGCGCACTCCAACCATGGCCAGGTTGTCGTACTGGGGCACATCACTTTGCTTCAACAGTTCATTGACATAGACCACTTCATGTTCTGGGCCACGTTCATGGCTCATCTTTTCGCTGTCATACAATTTGTAATCGGCAATGGCGTCGAAAGGATTTAAGTTGCCTACAGTTTGCAAAATTGGATCCCTTCTTTCAACTGGATTGATGGTGACAACAAGTGTTATGAGGCCAACGCCAGGCACTGTGCATTGCAGGGTATCATTGTTTGAATAACCACTGCCGCCATTACTAATGACCCACTTGGCAGCACCATTGCTGTAGATCGTAACTTCAATTCCAGCGCCAGATCCGGTGCCACCAAACAGTGCATATCCTGCAACACTTGTTGGGGTCTCAACAATTAAAGTATCGCGGCCAATTTCATACCAGCTGTTTTGCCCATCTTGCTGGCGTAGATTTCCCTTGTAATACCGAGTATTGCCCAGGATCATCTGGGTGCCGTTTGTTGTTACCTCACCCTGTCGTACACCATCCCAGTAGTAGGCAAACTGGTCACCGTATTGGTTAACGTTATCGCTGGCAAGGTTGTATCTGGTTTGAAGGTTGCCCCAGATATAAGGTGGAATGCCTG